GGACCAGCGGACGCAGCTCGTTCGGCGGGATCAGTCCGGCGTTGCGCGAGGCCACGGAGCGGAGAGCAGCCACGTAGGCGTCCCACTCGTCGCGCTCGCTCGGGATCGACGGCTCAGCGAGGCAGGAGAGGAGGTCGGCGGTCTCGTCGTCCACCGGGGACCACGTCGGATGGGCGGTCATGCGCTCGCCCCAAACAAGGTGTCCTGGGCCAGGCGACCGGCCGCGATCTCGCAGTAGCGCTCCTCGTACTCGACCCCGATCGCTCGCCGCCCGAGCACCTTGGCCGCGATCAGCGTCGAGCCGGAGCCGGAGAACGGATCGGCGACCACGCCCTCGGGGCACTTGGCGATCAGCCGCTCCATGAGCCCGACCGGCTTGGGCGTCGGGTGGCCGATCTTGGCGACCTCGCCGTAAGCGCCAGCTCGGATCTCGTCTGTACGGATGACCGTCTGCTCAGGCTTACCGCCGAAGCCGGAGCCGAGGATGTAGATCTCCTCGTCGGCCGAGAACCACGGGAGCCTGCGGGCACCAGCCTCAGTCATGCCCTTGTGCCAGATGAGGCGCTGATTCGTGCCCTTGGGGCGCTCAACGCGCCACGAGCCGAAGATGATCGCCGGCCGACCACCCCATGCCTCAAGTACGGCGTCTCGAGCCTCAATCGTGGCGTCTGAGGCGATGTCGACCTGTTCGGTCCGAGACTTGCGACCACCGGGCATCGTGCCGCTGCGGTACGAGATCCCATACGGCGGGTCGGTCACCAGTACGTCAGCCTCGAGCCACTCGGTGATCTCTCGGCAGTCCCCGTGATACAGCGTCACGAGATCGTCGGAGTAGTACGGCGCGCTCATCGCTTGCCCCTCGGCATCCCAGGGACGCGGCAGCCGTTGCGGAGGATGACCTGCTCGCGCGGGGTGGGTGCGGGGGCGGTCATGCGTCGACCAGCCCGTCGAACCAGGCGTCGAGGTCGGCGCTGCTGAGCACGTACTTGCCGCCGCCGTTCTCGCCGGTCTTCTTCGCGCGCAGCTTGCCCGCGTAGATGGCCCGCTTGAGTGTCTCGACGGAGACGCACATGCGCTCGGCTGCCTGCGGCAGCTCGTAGTAGGTGACGGCGGCCATCAGGCGGCGTCCATGCCGAACAGCAGCGCCTCGGGCGTGGTGCCGAGGACGGTGGCGACACGCTCGAGCTCGCCGAGCGTGAAGTCAGTCGGTTCGGCCAACCGGCGCTCAAGGGTCGACCGCGGGATGCGGGACTCCTGAGCCAATCGCGTGATGGACAGACCGAGCGGCTCGCGGGCCGCGTCGATCCGGCTGGTGATCTGTTCCATGACGCAGACACTACGCCCATTTGGGCCGATGTAGGACCAAACGGGCCGATTGATACATGTCTTGGCAGAATTAGCCCAATCGGGCCATTTTCTGCCCGAAGATGTGCCAACGCCTCCCAACCTGGGCAGACTTCGGCCCATGACGAACGCGAAGACCAGCCCGCTAGATCAAGCGGTCGCTGCAGCCATCGCCGCCGAACTGCGCCCGCGCGGCATCACACTCCGCGCACTCGCAGAGGCCACCGACATTCCCGAGCGGACGCTGAGCCGGTACCTCAAGGGGGAGCGGCCGATCACGGTCGGGCAGCTCATCCGCTTCGCCGAGTCGCTCGGCGTCACCGTCGACTACCTATTGAAGGAGGCGCGCAAGCGCCAGGGCGAGTAAGTCGGGGTCGAGGTTCAGTGTTGCGGCGGCGACGTACACCTGACCCAAGGTGATCGCTTCGATGGATGGCCGGCAGTCCGAGATGATGTCCCTCACAGGCGGATCTTCACTCGTGATTACTGTTTGCGCACGAAGTAACTAATCGGTAAGGGACCTTGGTCCTAGCGGTTCTGTCCGATCGGTGTTTAGCACCGGCCCTAGCGTGCGGTGGGTGCCGAATCAGCCCGCGACGCCGATGCGCGGGTTCCGCATTCCGCCCCGACTCTGGAACGGCATCCAACGGCTCGCGGCTGAGCGCCAAGAGACGGCGACGACGGTAGTCCTGCGCGCGATCGAGGAGCACCTATTCCGTGAGGGCATCAGGCTCGACGACTGACCCGAGCTCGTAGCGCTGGGCGATCGCCTCGATGACCTGACGCTTGGCGTCGATGTCGGCGAGCTGGTAGCGCCGGGTCGTGTCGATCTGCGCGTGACCCATCAGCGACATCGCCACCGTGTCGGACGCGCCCACCCGGTCGAGCTCGGTCGCGGCACTGTTGCGGCACTCGTGCACGTGGTAGTAGCGCCCAGCCGGGTGGCCGACGCCGGCGAGGCCCTGGATCGCCCACCACTCCTCCCGGTCGTCGCCATGATCGGCGGGGCGACCATCGGCGGCCGGGAACACCAGACCCCACGGGTTCGCTGGCCGCACGTCGAGCCACTCGCGCAGCGCCTTCTTCGTGGCGGGGATCAGCGGCAGGACGCGGACTCCCTTGGACGACTTGACCTCGACCAGATGCCAGCGCAGCGTCAGGTGTACGGCCTTGTAGCCGCGCGGGATGCGGAAGCCCTTCGACTTGTCCTTCGTGTCGACGTAGGGGAGCGCCTGGAGCTGCCAGCGGAGTTCGACGGTCCCGGCCTCCCAGTCGATGAGCGGCTCACCGGTCAGCGGGTCGGCCTCGACCATGCCGAGCATCTCGCTCTGCCGGGCGCCGTAGAGCAGCGCGAACAGCCATCGCAGCCCGTGGGGGAGGGACTGGGCGGCGGCGAGACATAGGAGCGTCTCGGGCAGCGACAGCGGTCGCCGGTCGTTCTCGCCGGAGCCGGGGCCGGGGACCATGAAGACGTTGTCGGGGATGGCGGCGCCCTCGCGCTTGGCGTAGCGCAGCATCGTCATCAGCACGCGGTGGGTGGAGTCTGCGGTGGCGGTCTTCTTCCCGGCGTCGTAGTGCGCTTGGATGACCTTGCGGACGTCGCCGGGGTTGAGGTCGCGCAGGCGGCGGTGACCGATGGCGGGGATGATCCACTTCGTGACCGGGGTGCGTGCGGCGGCGAGCGCGTTGGGGCGCAGCGGCTTGCAGCCGATCCCGTTGGCGCGCATCTCGAGGTACTGCTCGGCCCACGTCTTCACGGTCATGCGCTGGTCGAAGACGGAGTCTCCGTACTGCTCGTGCTCGCGCTGTCGGGCACGCAGCTTGCGCACGGCTTCGGCGCGGGTCTTGGCGGTGACGGTGATGCGTCGGCGCGTCCCGTTGTCGGTCCATCCGGCCATGAACGCTCCGACGTAGCGCCCGTCGCTGGCGCGCTGGTAGATCGACCCGTCGCCGTAGTTCCGACGTGCTGCCATGCCTCTGCCCCTCTTCTGAGCGTGTGTAGCAATCCCGGTAGCAATGTGCTGACCTGCGGTGACCCTACGCTGACCTGCGCTGACACGACAACGCATGGCGTGAACGCCTATCTACGCTCACCACTTTACGCCTTAAAAGCGGAAAAGTCTGGGTTCGAGTCCCAGCGGGGGCACGCTCAAACAGCCGGATCTTTCGGCCCAAGATGGTCCGAGGTTAGCAATCCCGACAGCAAACCGCTGCCGAACGCCCGCCCCACAACGCACGAAAGCCCCGCCCTCCCAGATCGGGAGAGCGGGGCTCGTGGTGTGGCGGGGGCGCTGGGCGGCGGTTACGCCCCGGTCTGGATGGCGCGCAGCATCATCGGCGCGATGATCGAGGCGTGCGCCTCGTGGGAGGGGTGCCGGTCGTCGGCCAGCAACACGCCGCCGTCCGCCTCCCAACGCGGGTCATCAAGGAACGCGGTGAACGTGTCGACCACAGTCATCCCGCGTCGAGCCGCCCAGGCCGCGATCTGTGCCGAGCGGGCCGACTGCTCGGGGATCACGACTGACGGCGGCACCTGCGGGTTTTCGGTGCCGACCGCGAGCGCGGTGGTGGGCACCCGGGCCAGGATCGCATCGGCCAGGGTGTCGAGCATGGCGGTGAACCCGGCGCCGACGTTCTGACCCTCGTTGTGGCTGGTGGCGATGATCGTCGCGAGCTGGCCCCGGTGGACCGCCGCCCAGGACAGGTACGGCTCGGCGATGAAGTTCTGCACCGACTTGCCCGAGAAGGCGAAGTTGACGATGTCGAGCAGCGGACCCCCTGAGTAGCCGACCCGGGATGGGCTGATCTCCCAGTCCCACACCTGCGTCGGACCCACGGCCGGGCCGTCGATGCCCTTGCGGATCTCGATCTCATAGACGTCGAAGGGGCGGGCGAAGTTCGTCGCGCCCAGGTTCAGCGTCCCCCCGGTGAGCGCGGTGGTGACCGTGGTGGCGTAGCGGACCGGGGTGGTGAAGGTGATCGTCTTCGTGCCGGTGCCGGTCACCGTGGCCCCGGCCAGCGCCGGGTGCGGAATCGCCTGGATGGCTGCCTGGATGGTGGCGGCGTCGGCGTTGTAGGCGAGGTCTGCGGTCTCGTAGAGCACGCCGGGGATGTAGGTGGCGTTGTCGGGATACCAGCGCAGCCGGTAGGTGCCGCCGGTCGCTGTGGTCGACAGGCTGTAGGTCATCCCGCCGCGGACGGTGCCGACCTCCCAGTACCAGTCAGGGGTGTCGTTGACCCCGGACAGCACCCCGGCGACGGTGACCGGCGTGCCGAGCTGCGTCCACGTCGCGGCGTCGTCGGTGGAGTAGTAGAAGGTGACCGTCTTCCCGGCGGCGCCGTTGTCGCGGTCGAGCACGGCGCGGACCCAGATCGGGTTGTCGTCGACGTAGGGCAGGGCGGCGGTGGAGTTGAACGTCGCCCAGGCGGTGGTGCTGGTCGCGACCCGGATGGAGAGCGTGCTGGTGGTGCCCATGTAGAGCTCGATGCCCCGGTCGGCGGGGTCGCTGGTCGGCCCCCAGTTGGTGATGAGCGGGATCGACTGGCCGTCAAGGTCGGCGTGCTTGCCAGAGAACTTGATCCGCAGGTCGAGGTCGTCGGTGGCGAGCAGGGTGGCCGCCGACACGAGGCCCGCGCGACCGTAGGGGGCGGTGAGGAAGTAGAAGCCGTTGGTTCCGACCCGGTACTTCGGGCGGCCCAGCGGGGACTCGTGCAGTACGGTCGCCGGGAGCATCTTCAGGGTGGCGGCGTGGTCGAAGCGGCGCAGTCGGACGGTCGCGTTCGGGTAGGCGGCGGCGATCTGCTCGGCGAGGATCTGCGGCCACCCGTCGCCGTCCCCGGCGCTGGTGTTGGTGCCGGTGGAGTCGGTGAGGATGACGAGCGCCGCCGAACCTGATACCGCATGGAGGGCCGTCGCGCGCAGCCACCGGGACAGCGCCGCGAACGATCCGGCGCGGCTGATCGGCGGGTCCCAGCCCGTCTGGATGGCGCGGTAGGCCGGGGTCAGGGCGCTGGACGCTTCCGCCGCGATTGCCGCGTCCAGCGCCGTCCGGGTCGCGGTGGCGGGCGTCTCGATCAGCGCCGAGACCCCGGCGTCGTTCCCGGCCGCCGCGACCTCAGCTGCAGCAGCCGAAGCCGCAGCCGCCTCCGTCAGCGCCGTCCAGTTGTCGACGATGCTGACCACGGCACCCGATGCGGTGGTGGCCTCCATCAGCGTGTCCACGTCGATCGACGACGGGTCATTCTCAGCGATCGTGAAGGTCGCCGTCAGCATCGACGTCGTCTTCGCGCCCTGCTTGGCCGACACCGACAGCGTGTAGGTGAACACGTGATCGGTCGGGCCGAGCTCGGGAGCCTGCCCGTCGAGCCGCCAGCCCGTCGAGTTCGTGGCCGGGACGTCAGCGAACGTGACCTCTTCGCCCTCGTTGACGGTGAGCGTCGTCGGGGCCGAGTGCCACTGGTTGCCCGTGCCCGCCCAAGTCAGACGGCGCGGCTGCCCGTTGTTGCGCTTGGGGATGTTCGCCGTCAGCGTGGCCGTCAGCTTGAGGCCGGAGCCACCGTTCTCAAGCGCCTTGGCGACACCGGCTCGGATGGTCTTGCCGACCATCCCAGAGTCGAGGGCCATCAGTCGTTGTCCTCTCCGCTCAGCGCCTCGGCGTTGGTCAGCGAGGGGCCGTCACCGTTGAGCGACGACAGCACCGAGGTCGCGACCGACAGGACGGCCATCGACAGCGCGGCCCCGCCGATGGTCGCCCAGTCGGCGTGGATGGCGTCGAAGCCAGCGGCCCCGATGCCAGCAGTCACGGCTCCCTGCACGGCAGACTTGAGCGCCCGCTCAGCGGCGGCCTTCCAGAAGGTCAGGGTGAAGATGGACACGGGTCACTCCTCGATCTCAGGGCGGGTGACGTCGGCTTGCTCGACGAGCTCGGCGACGGCTTGGACGGTGCGGCGCAGGATGTGGGGGCCAAACCATGCGTTGAAGGCGGCGAGCAGCCCGAGGAACAGCCAGCCAGGGAGGAAGCGCAGGAAGCGGGAGTAGGGCCAGCCGTCAGCACCCTGTGCGACCTCAACAGCCTCGTACACGGCGGCCGGGACGAGCGCGGCAACGGCGACGACGGCGTGACGCTCGCCGGGGGTCATCGCTTCACCGTGAGGATCACCTGCGCCCCGATCGCCTTGTGGTCGGAGCCGGTCGCGAACGAGAGGCCGCGGACCTTGCGCACCCGCACCGAGCCCTCGACGACCGCGACCCAGTCCAGCCCGGAGCGAGCGAGCCACCGGCCGCGCGGGTGGAGCTGGCGCACCTTGTCGTCGCCCGCGAAGATGTTGTTGAAGTCGCCGAGCACGAACACGGTGTGACCCGCTGCGACGTCGGCGCGGACCATCTCGGCGAGCCGGGAGAAGTGCGCATCCCATGCCTTGCGCCGCCACTCGCTGTGATCGCGGCGGGGCAGCCCGTGCAGGGACAGCGGCACGAGGTGGGTGTTGTAGACGACGAACGTCAGCGCGGGCCGGCGCTTGTCGGCGTACTGGACGCGGACGATGGGCAGGTGCGGGGTGACGCCGTCGAGGCCGGTGGTCGCGCGGTGCACGATGGTGGGCGCGCCCACGACCTGCCAGCGCCGCGAGCGGAACGCCTGCGGGCACTCGTCGCCTTCGTGCCAGCCCATGCGGAGGCCCTCGCGCAGCGCCGTCCGGTCGCGCTCCTCGCGCATCTCCTGGAACCCGACGATCCCGATGCCCTTGCGGCGGATGATCCGACCGGCCTTGAGCATCTGCGCCGCGCTCATCGTGTAGGCGAGGTTCGCGGTCGCGATCTTCACGACTCGATCACCGCTCGCTGGCCGGGATTGGCCTTGAGGATGCGCCGACCGCGCGGGGTCTTCATCAGCCGACGCGCGACCTTCTCGCACACGCCGAGCGCGGCGACGATCTCGAAGTGCATCTCGTCCTTGCGTCCCGAGTAGTCGCCACCCCAGCGGATCGCGCCACCGTAGAACCGGAGGCGGGTGCGGATGCGCGCAGCGGCAACACGGCCCTTCACGCGGTAGGCGAACGTGCCAGAGCGCCCGAGGACGTGCTGCGTCGCGTTGGCGTCGGCCGCGGTGCCGGAGGCATGGTTGCTGTAGCCGGATGACTGCCCGCGGATCGGCCGGAAGGCGTAGCCCCAGTCATCGAGCACCTTGCCTGACAGCGGCTCGATGACCTCGGCCAGCCACAGCAGGAAGTGCGCGAGGATGAAGCCCGCCGAGCCGTTGCGCAGGCGGATGCGGGAGTCGCCGCCCTTGGCCGGGATCACCCATGTGTGCAGCTTGGGGCTGTCGGCGGCCAGGACCGGCCACCCGTTCTGACTCGTCGCCATGACGGTCTCCTCTGTCGAGTTGTGGGGTTGGCGGTCGGCCGTGCGCCGGGGAAGGTGCGCGCGGACGGGTCAGGCGTAGATGCCGGGGACGGGGCACCGGCATGGGCAGACGGCCGAGTGGTCAGCCACGAGCACGGCCCCGCACCGCAGGAACGGGTGTTCGTCGTGCTGACAGTTCGCGCAGGGCCGCACGCGCGAGAGGCCGGGACGGTCGTGGTCGTTGGGGCGCTCGTCAGCCCAGCCCGCCTCGGCCACGGTCAGTCCTCGTCGGCCTCAGCGTCGAGCGGCGGCTGCGTGTTCATCGCCGTCTGGATCACGTCGAGCGCCTTGACGGCCTCGACCTTCCCGATGACCCGCTCAGCCGACGCCGCTTCGAGGTTCGCGACACGACGCTCAAGGTCGGCGATCGCGGGCGCCTGGTCGGCCAACTTCGTGACCGCCTCCGTCAGCGACTTCATCAGCTCGACCTGCTCGCGGCGCCAGTCCTCCATGTCGGCCATCCGCACGCCGATCCCTGGGAGCGCGGTCGCGAGCACCTTGCCGCTCGTCGGGTCCACGATCTCGTCACGCCCGGCCACCGAGTCGAGCGCGGCCGACACGCGCCGCCAGAGTTCTCGCCAGCGCGGCCAACCCCACTTCGCGAAGCCGGCGAGAACACCGATCACGGCGCCGGCGGTGATGATGGCCCCGGCGATCTGGCTGGCGGTCAGGTGCTGGAGGTCAGGCACGGTCAGGCTCCCTCGGAGTCGGCGGTGTCGTTGTCGGGCACTTCCGAGATGCGGGTGACGTCATGCCGCCCCCACTCCCACGGTGCCGCCGGCCGCGGCGACGACGTCAGCGAACGACCGCGCCACGAGTCCGGCCGGGGTCAGCTTCAATGCGCCGTCAACGACCCACTCGACGGCCGCGATCACGACGTCGATGTACGGCAACGCCGGGTTGCGGGGGTCTCGCTGCCCGTGGAAGCGCACCATGCACCCGCGGGCGATGTCCGCCACGACCTGCGCCGGGTGCGGGTTTCCCATGATCTGCTGCGGCGCGACCGCGACGGAGCCTGTCCACGAGCCCGACGTCGACTGGGCGAGGATCGCGTTCAGGGTTGCGGTCGCTCGGGTCACGTCCAGCGGACCCTTGATCTGCAGGTCGATGACCGCTTCCTTCTCGCCCGTCCCCACAGAGGTGAGGTGGGAGGCGTCGAAGGCGTCGACCCACCGGCCGACAACCCGATCGGCCTCGGCCTGCGTCGTCCACGAGAGGGCGTCGGCACCGGGGTACACGTGGTACGTCGGACTCGTCGGATCGGTCCCGGCCAGCACGCGGCGGTATGGGTCGACGTAGATGCGCTTGCCGTTCTCCAGTGCCCATGCGGTCAGCAGGTCGTCGACCGTGTTCGGTGCGGCGGCGGCGTCCCCAGTCGCGAACGCCGCAGCGCTGATCGACGCTGGCAAGGTCCAGTCGGTGGCACCGCGAGAGGCCGCCGCAGAGATCGCCGTGTCGGGGACGGTGGTCGGGTTGCCGGAGCCGTCGATAGCGGCTGCGTTCTCGCCGCGGCGGATGGAGCCGGACAGCACAAACTTGCCGCCCGCCCAGTCGACCTCGGTCATCCTCCCTGCCAGCAACGGGCAGCCGCCGACCGAGACAGAGCCGGTGGCGTTCTTGACGATCTGCCACGGGCGCTCGCCTTCGGGAAGCAGCATCGACCACGCCGCCTCCCAGCCGCCACCGGGCCACTGGGCGGTGATGGTCAGGTCGCCGGCCGCCTCGACCGAGGAGAGCGGCAGCGTGCCGATGCGGATGTCCGGTGTCATCAGACCTCCAGCGGGGCGACGTGCGTGTGGTACCGCGGGTAGTACCGCGCCGAGACCCTTGAGGTCGCGCAGCCGGGCGTGATCGTCGCAATCTGCAGCAGACCGGGCGCGGCCTGGTGCTGGTCGAAGATCTGCGAGCGGCCCGTGCGCGCGGCGTCGATCCGCACACCGCCGACCTCGCCGACGTAGGCGGCAGGGAACTCCTGCGTGACGGTGGCGGCGTTGAGCTCGACCAGCGACAGCGAGCCACCGGACTTCGACGTGTCGAGCAGCGAGACCTGTCCCACGGTGTGCGCGGTCCACACGTCGTCGACCCGCACCGTGCCAGCGTTGACGGCGAGGTCCACCGTCACCGTGCCGCCGTCGATCACGTCGGCCATCAGGTCAGTCATGCCGAGCGCGACGATCCGCCATGTGTCGTTCGGGATCTGCGGCCACGCCGAGCCGATGACCAGCGGCCACGTGCGCCACGGGCCGGTAGAGGTCACCGTGCCGTCAGAGACGCGCACCCGGTAGGAGATCGTGTGGTTCGTGTTGTCGGTCGGCCGAAGGCGGGCGTAGAGCACCGCGCTCCCCGGCAGAAGGCTCGCACCGGACATCGCGAACGATGTCGGGGTGCCAGTACTGCCGATGGCGTTGAAGGTGCCCGACACGGTGGTCGGGTCCGGGGTCCCCTCGAGGCTCGCGGCGGCTCGACAGGAGACGATCTTGAGCCGCGAATCTGCCCCTGCCGCAGCGGTGTAGACGAGAGCCTGTTCGCCGAGGCCGGTCGCGCTGTCGTCCGCGTCGAGGCCGAGCACCGCGAGACTGAGCTCGGTGCGCTGCGAGCCGAGGATCTCCACCTGTCGACTCTGGAAGCGGCCAGTGAAGACGCCATCCTGTGGACCTGCAGTCCGGGTGATGCTGACGCCGATCTGGATGTCGCTCGTCGGAGCAGAGTTCAGGCCGACAGCGTCGAACGCGAGCGAGGTGATCTCGGCTGTCTGTGCGATCAGCAGCGAGAAGGCTCCGTTGGCGCCGGACGTCGTCGAGAGGACCGTCCCGCCGCCGCCAATGGTCGGGTTGACGGCGAGGCCGTACTGCCATGCTCCGGAGTTCAGGCGGTACCGCGCGACACCGGAGACCTCGATGTAAGGGCGGTCAGGGTCGACCGGGAGCGCCCCTGTGCGCGTCAGCCTGATCGCCGGCGGGAGTGTCGGGATGCCGGTAGACCCGCCCGTGACGGCATGATCGGAGCCGTAGACCATCCCCGTGAACGGGGCCACGTTCGCGCCGACAGTGAGCGTTGCGCCTCCGGTGCCGTTCGTGTCGGTGGCTGTGAACCCGGCCGTCGAGGAGCCGTCCGTGATCGGAACGTCGGCCACCACTTCGCCAGCGGGCGGCAGAGGCGGAGCCTCAATCTCGACCTGCTCCTCGGGACGCGCGAACGGGCCAGCGGGGATCGATAGCTCGACCAGCCGCAGCCCGGCCGCGTCGTAGTCCTCGTCCGGAACGACGACCGACTCGCCCTCGAACGTCTCGAACACCGACGTCGGCGCGATCTCGTCGCCCGGCTCGCACACCAGCGTGCCGCGCTTCACCTTCACCACGGCGTCGAGGTTCGCCAGCGCCGTCGCCGACTCGGCAAGATCCGAGCCGTCGACCAGCACCGTCATCCGGTAGGTGCGGTTCCCGTCGCGCTCCTTGAGCACGATGTCACCGTCAGCCAGCATCGACGCGAGCACGTTCGACACCGGCTCAGGCGAACCGGGGTCGGCCGAGTGCTTGACCACCGCATAGGGCGGTGCCGTCAGGTCGAGGCCGTTGAGGACCCAGCGCGGAGAGATCACTTCTTCCCCTTCTTCTTCCGGGTCTTCTTCGCCGTCACGCCGTCGAGCGCGTCCGCCACGTCGATGCCGAGGTGCTGCATGACCCGGATCAGGTCGTCGAGCTTCTTGATGGTCTGCCGCTCGCCGACCGTCACCGTGGCCACGCCGACCTGCTGGCCAAGCGCGTTCAGGCCCGACTGCACGGCCTGGAACTGCGAGGCCGCCTGCGTGGCGAGGCCCTTGTTCGCGGCCAGGTCGAGGATCAGCGCGCCGTTGCCCGACTGGAACATCTGGGACAGCGCCTCAGGCTTCCAACCCCAGCCCAGCAGCGTCTTGAACGCCGCCGTCAGCTTCGCGACCGTGCCGCCCGTGTTCGTCAGGTTCGACAGGAAGTCACGGGCCGTCTTCGCCGAGAACAGGTCCCCGCCGAACGCCGCAGCCACCGAGTCGCGCACTGAGGCGATCTGCTGGCGGGCGGCGTCGAGCACCTGACGCAGTGCCGACTTCACCTTGCCGCCTGAGCGCCGGATGCCGTCCGCGAGCGCCGTCACGATCGACTGGCCCGAGTAGAGCGTCCATCCCTTCCCGGAGAACGGACCCTCCTTCGCGGGCGAGAACGGCAGCAGGTTCCGCGCGCCACTGAGCACGCCCCGCACAGCGCCCTTCACATCGCCGGCCTTCGACTTGATGCCGTCGATGAGGCCCTGGATGATCTTGCGACCCGACTCCTTGAGCAGGTTCGCCACATCGCCCAGCGCGCCCGTGATCCGGCTCGGGATGCCAGCCACGAACGTGACGACCTCGCCGATCTTCTTCGCCACCGCCGTCACAAACCGCGCGACCTTCGGGATCGCGTTGATGAAGGCGTTCGCGAACTCGAGGATCTTCGCGATGACGCGGATCACGACACCGATCACTGCGGCCACGGCGGGGACAAGCTTCGAGAGCAGCCAGCCCGCGAACCGGATCACGACCGGCAGCACCTTGCCGAGAACGGCGGCTGCGAAGGTGAGCAGCTTTCCGACAATCGAGACGACGAGGCTGATGATCCGCTGGATCGTCGGCTGCCACTCGCGGAACTTCACGAGGAGCTGCTGCAGCGTCGGCAGCACGTTCGCGCGGTAGGTGGCGACGAGCTGATCGAAGACCGGCTTGAGCTGGGTCGCGATGCTGGTCGCGATCCGCACGATCGCCGGCCACAGCGTGCCCACGAGGAAGCCCGCGAACGCCGCGATGATCGGGATCACGTTCGCCTGGAGGATGCCGACGAACTGCTGGAAGACCGGCCACAGGTTCGTGGAGACGTAGGTGACCAGCGACGTGATCGCGGGCAGGATCGTGTCACGGAAGACCGCAGCACCCTGCTGCAGGATCGGGAGCACCTGCCCCTGAAACGTCGCCACCACCGAGGCCCCGAACGACTGGACCGCCGTACCGCCCGAGCCGCCGAAGAACCCTTGCACCTGGGCGATGAACGGGGCGAGGAACGTCTGCGCCTGCGAGAACGCGCGGCCCATGAACTCGACCGCCGGCCCGAGCGCGCCGTTGAGCGCCGTCACCACGCGCAGCACGACCGGCAGGAGCACCGAGCCGAGTCGGGTCTTCATGTTCGACCACTGCGCGGCGAGGATGCGCTGCTGGTTCGCGAGCCCGCCCGAGGTGCGCTGGAAGTCGCCCTGCGCGTCCTTCGTCTGCTTGTAGATCGCCGCCTGTGCCGCGAGCACCTTCTGCTGTGGGGTGAGCGCCTGCTTCGTCGTCTTCACCAGCCCGAGCCGCAGCGCCTCCTGACGCAGCGTGGCGTCGTCGAGCAGCACGCCGTACTGGCGAATCGGCTCAGCCTCTCCACGCAGCGCCGCTCCGACCGCCTCGACCGCCTGCTCAGGGCTGGTGTTGTAGAACGAGGCGAGGTCGGTCGACAGGGAGGCGAACCCGGTCGAGAACTTCGCCAGATCCTTCCCGCCCAGACCGGCCGCCTTGCCGAACGTGCCGAACGTCGCCGAGGCGTCGAGCACCGCGAGCTCGGTCTGCCCGAGAGCCTTCGCGCCCTGCTTGGCGAAGTCCTGCACAGACGCCGACGCCTTGCCGAAGATCGCCTCGATCTTCGTGGAGGACTCGTTGAGGTCGGACGCCTGGTTGACCGCATCCTTGAGGAATCCGGTCACCTTCACGCCGGCGAACGCACCGGCCGCCAGCCCGAACACCTTGCCGAACGAGCCGCCGAGCGACTTCGCGACACTGTTCGTCTCGCCGCCCACCTGGGACTTGAGCTTCGACCCGAAGCCCTTCGCCGACGGCAGGATCGACACGAACGCGGAGGCGATCTCCATTGACAACCTCCGATCGGGCTATTCACGTGTGGGCGCGCGGCGTCTACGGTGCGGGGATGCCACTGACGACACCGCCCGGCTTCTGGGTCACGCTGCTCACGCTCGGCATCGCCCGAGCGCTCTGGATCAGCCGCACGAACCGCGACCTCGGCCGCGGCGGGGCGGGCTTCCTGTTCGCCTACTTCCTGCAGCCCTTCGCGAACTACGGGCTCGCAGGCAGGCTGAACACGGCGCTCGGCGAGGTCGGGTCGAGCCACCGGATCTCGCCCTTCTGGGCGTTCTGGCTGACCGGTTTCCCGTTCATCGGCACGCGCCACAAGATGAAGCGAGCCGTCGTCCGGCTCAACGACGCCCAGCGCGTGCGACAGGCAGCCGTCGCGGCCTAGACGAGCACGATCGACGGCATCCCAGCGCCGATCTCGCCCCGGCGTGCACGGGCGAGAACCTCGCGCACCTCAGCCGGGGTCCGGCCGCCAGCGTCGCCGAACGTCTTCTCCGACTTCGCAGCCTTGAACGGCCGGATCGCGTGCGGCTTCGGCTTCGGACCCTTCGGGCTCGCGTTGACGAGGTGCGTCAGGTCGAACAGGTCGGCCAACACCAGCGTCTCCTGGCTGATGGGGTACGCCCATCCCTCCATCGCCGCCGCCGTCATCGACGACGGATCGGACCGGAGGATGCCGATCTGACGGATCGCCTCGCCCCACTCCATGCCGTGCCCGAGTCGGTCGAGAGGGAAGTGCAGGCGTGTGCGGAAGTCGTACTCGATCGCTCCCCGGTGATCGCGGATCAGGCCGGAGAGCCCGAGGATTCCCCCAGGCTCGCACCCGTCAGCGCCGCGTACTCGCGCTGCCAGGTGGTGAACATGTCCTGGAAGTCGTTCAGGTCCATCTCGGCCAGCGTCTCCGACTGGTTCGGGATCAGCATGTCGAGCATCCTCTTCATGGCCGAAGGCGTGATCTCGTCCTCGTCGACACTCAGGATCAGCCCAAGCTTGATCCGCAGCGGGATCACGACGTCGGGCAGCGGCTCCTCGCCCTCCCAGACCTCGGGGTGCCAAGTGAGGCGCCGGCCGTCGATCTCGTAGGTGCGGCCTTCAGGGGTGGTCTTGCTGACCATCAGCGGGCCACCTCCACACGCTCGCCGTTGCGCCATGCCGTCCTCGCCGGTCGCTGCTGAGCCTCGACCGAGACGATGGCGTCGACCTTGACCCAGGCGACCGCCTTCTCGGCCTTGATGAACTCGGCGAACCCGTCGCCCTCCCAAGTCCAGTCGTCTGCGTCGATGTCTCGGGTTGTTCCGTCATGGAGGGTGATTCTGTACATGCGCGGGTCTCCTTCGGTGTGCGCGGGTGATGCGCGGGGTAGGTGGTGCCCCCCGGCCGGCGCCCGCGCGACACCGGCCGAGGGAGTTCGTCAGGCGACGGTCTTGAGCTTCGTGCTCCACACCTTCGCCTGGTAGCCGAGCGTGTTGTCGCGCTCCAGCTCGAGCGTCACGCCCCAGCCGATCGCGTCCGTGCTCGTCAGCGAGATCTCGCTGATCTCCGTCACGACCGCCTTCGGGAGGTGGGCGCGCAGGATCTCGGCACCGTCCACGACATCGATCACGGAGTTCACCGGGGTGCGGACCTCGGTCGTGTCGATCTCCCACGAGCCGTCAGTCGAGGTCTGCGTCACCGAGACACCGAACGTGAATTCGATGACGTCGAGCTTGGTCTCGATGAACACGAGCTGGATCGTCGGGTTGTCCTCGCTGGGCGTGCGGATGACACGGACGGTCTGCCCGTTCTGCCACGCCTTGAGGGAGGTCGAGTCGCCGGCGCCCGGCATCGACAGCGTGATGCCGTCTTCGGAGATCAAGCCGAGGTCGGTGTAGGACGTGAGCGCGGAGGACGTGCTCGTGGGGGCGGTCGCCGAGCCACTGGTGTCGGCGTAGAACGCGCCAGTGACCGCAACGAGGACGTTGCTCGGGTCGAGGGCCATGATGGGCCTTCCTTCCTTGTGGTTGAGACGGCGCGTTGCCGCTGATCAGCCACCCGGCGCGGACGGGCGGGGTCGGTGGGACGAGGTCAGTCCTCGCTGGTCGGCTCGTCGGCCGCGGAGTCGGTCCAGCCCTGGGTGCGGTAGACCCCATCGGAGCCCTCGGGGACCTCGATCTGCTGGCCGCTCGCCGGGTGGACGAGGGCGACGGTCTTCGGCTTGCGACGGCTCATGACTGGTCTCCTCGGGTGTGGATCTCGAACAGGAGGTAGCGCTGCGGCCCGGTGGCGTCAGGGATCTCGACGGGGCCGGACAGGCAGTTGGCGAAGACGACCGGAGCGCCGTCCACGAGCAGCGGGACGAGCGCGATCACGTCGTTCGCCAGCGTGGTCGCGGCGGCGTCGGTGGGTGCGAACACGCGGCACCGCATCCGGGGCCGGTCGCGCAGGCTCGTCGTCGGGCCGCCGTCGCGATTCCAGACCACGAGGCGCGCAGGGCGAACGTCGGGAACGCTGCGGCCGACGACCACGGCGGTGTCGTCCTCGTAGCCGAAGTCCACGAGCAGCGGCCGGGTCCGGTCGCACATCAGGAGTTCGGCGTCAGGGAAGCGCACGGAGACGGGCTGCCAGGGCATCAGGCACCGCCAGCAGCGTCGAGCGCGCGGGCCAGGGTGCCGTGCTTGGCCTCGACCAGATGCGAGTGCGGAGCCGACGAGCCGACACGGAGCGCCATGCGGTCCGTGTGGTCCTCGCTGACCTCGAGCCTGTCGAGGTAGGCGCCAGTCACGCGGTAGTTCGCGGCGTCGGCCTTGGCGGCAGACAGCACCGCCTCAGCCTTCTCGTGGAGCAACTCGGAGACGCCCTCGCCGCCGTCCAGCATCTTCTGGATCGTGGCGCTGTTCAGGGTGATCTTCACGCCGGAAGCCATCAGCCCGTCACCGCCTTCAACTTGACCACGAGGCCGGGCTCCCAGCCGGAGAACGGGGAGCGGTACTCCGCGGGGTCGCCGTCGACCAGCCACGTCCGGCCGCGCACAATCACGCGGTCACGGGCCGTCACGTCCGCATCGACCGGCGCATAGAGAGTCGGCGTGCTGACGACCGGCTCACGACCAACCTCGACAGACTCCAGCGAGCCGCCGGGATCGAACGCGCAACCGGGGATCTCGAGCTCGTCCGGCGCCGACCAGTCCTCACCCGTCTCCCGCTGGGAGTACGGGTCGAGGACGGCCGTCGCGCGGAGGCGGGTGACGGTCTCGCCGTAGGGGAGCATCACGGCTCCTCGTATAGCGCGAATCCAGCGATGTCAGCCCCACACGAGCAGTAGGTGGCGCCGAAGTTGAGGGCGCAGATCTCGGCGTGAGCCGAGCAGTCAGCCACCGTGTCGACAGCGAAGATGCCCGACTTGCCGCCCTTGCAGATGGCCTGCAGGTCGGCGATCTCGGACGGCCACAGGTTGTAGCCGATCCGCTGGCGCGTGTCGGTGGTGACCGAGAACGGGCCTGCGGTCTGCTGCTGGTAGGCGCCGGCACCGGTCTCCGTCCAGCGCGTGATCGCGCCGAGCAGCACCAGCCGCGCCTCGTCGATCTGCTCGACGGTCGGCTCGGCATCACCGGTACCAGCGAGGCAGGGGGCAACCCTCGTGGCCTTGGCGTTGGCACCAGCGATCATCAGCGCGAGTCGCTCACCGGCAGCGGTCTGCACCGTCTCCGGGATGTTCTCCTGCGAGATGATCTCAACCACGAGGGTCGCCTCCTGTCACTCGTTGTCGGACTTCTTGGCCGCCGTCTTGCGGGCGGTCTTGGGCGCGTCATCGGCCGACTCGAAGCCGCTGAGCGCGGTAGCGGTCTCCTCGCTGACCGAGACCACGACGCCGCTGTTGACGTCGCGCAGGCGGACGGACTTCGGCTCGGCCATCAGCCAGCCACCTTGTCGACGATCAGGGCGAACGCGTTCAGGTCAGCGATGCCCCAGCCGTAGACGACCTCAGCGCGGAACGCGACCTGGTTGTTGCGCTGCAGGTCGCCGTTGCCGTCCGGGTCGCCGTACTCGATCATCTTCATGCCGATGGCCCGCTGGATGCCCCAGCGGATCGCGGAGAAGTCGCCGACGACGCCGAGCGTCTGCGTCGCGACGGTCGGAGCACCGGAGACGCCGCCCGCGTTGACGGTCCGCGAGACCGACGCGCGGTGGCTGTCCAGCTCGGAGACCTCGGTGGTGAGCTTGAAGTTCGGGTACAGCTTCACCTCCGAGTTCGTTCCGCGCAGCGCCGAGAACTTGCCGGCGAGCAGCGGAGAGAGGGCCACGTCGGACGGGATGTAGCTGTTCGCCAGCACGAGCGCGTCAGCCGCGTCGAGGTTGGCGTAGGGCTTGTCCGTGGCGACCCGCTCGACCTGACTGGTGGCCTGGTCGAGGTACGCGGTCATCGCGGCGACCGCCGCACCGCCCGTCGGGTTGATGCCGTGGAACACGCCGATGTCGAGCGCGCGCGAGAGCGAGGGCTGGATCAGGTCGAGCACCTGCTGCACGACCTGCACCTTCTCGTCCTCGTCGGCCCAGTTGACCTCGTCCGTCCAGCGGACCGTCTTCTGGAACTTGAAGGGCTTGGTCGTGACGGTGGTCGGCGCGATCGTCGACCCACCCTTGTTCGCGCCCTCGCCGACGTACTCGGCCTCGCCGATGTCGAAGGTCATCGAGTGACCCTGGCCGAACTTCATCGGGATGGAGTTGCTGAGCGCGGCGACGGTCGAGCCGTACTGGACCTTGCCCAGCCACGGGTCGAGGATCTCGTCGGGAAGGTTGAGACTGGATGTGGTCAGAGCTGCCATGTTGATCTACTCCTAGCGGGAGGGGCTAGTCGGTCTCGCCGAACAGGGCGCGCGTGAACTCGCGCATGCTGTCCTGCGTGGTCGGCTTGGCCCGCGTGGACGTGCCCTCCTTGGACACGTGGTTGCCGTTCTTCTTCTGCGCGTCCGCCTGGCCGGCGAGGCGCTTCGCGAGCGCCCGCATCGAGTCCTCGTCGGGGAGCACCGCCAGGAGGGCGGCGTCCTCGGCATCGAGCTTGTGCTCGGTGGCGATCGACAGCGAGAGAGCCTTGGCCTCAGCAGCGGCAGCGCGCTGCTCGGCGACAGCCAGACGGTCGGCGGCCTTCTGCGCCTCCGACTTCTGGGACTCCTCGATTTCGGCGAGCTTCTTCGCGGCCTCGGCGTTGTCCTTGGCGCGCTTCTCCTGCTCGCGGGCCTTCTGCTTCCAGAAGTCGACCGTTTCGGTCGGCTTCGTCTGCTCGGCCTCCGTCTTCTCGGCGGCGGTCTCGGTGCTGGTCTCCTGGGCGTCCGTTTCGGTCGCCTCGGTGGCCTGAGTGGACATGCGATCTCCCGTTTCGGGTTGGTCCCGACCGTTGCGGTCGGGGTGGTTCAGTGGGTCCGCAGGTACTCGCGGACGCGCGCGCGGTCGACGTCAGAGACGTTCCGCAGGGTCGGGGTGTACGGCTTCACGGGCCGAGGCTCGCCGCCGAACGCAGGGACAGCCGAGCACTTGCAGTGGTCGTGCGCGGCGAAGTCGGCCGTGGCCTCGCTGAAGACCGCGCCGCGGGCAATCAGCATGTCGCAGAAGCCGGTCTTGCATTCGCCGACGCCGACTCGCTGCCAGCCCTTCGCCTTCGGGTCGGCGATCGAGGAGCCCATGACCGTCTGTCGCGAGAAGTTCGCGATCCTCCGCTGCATGCCGCCGAGGATGAGCGCCTGCAGGCTGTTGAGGTCGCTGGCCTCCGATGTCGCCCATCCGACGAGCGAGTGTGCGCCGCTGTCTGGGATGTCGGCCGGGATGGCGTAGAACGAGCCCGCGACGCCGACCTTCTCGCGCAGATCGTCGTACCAGTTGGCCGCCAGCGTTGCCGCCGCGGCGCCGTAGGTGTCGATCAGGGCCGGGAGGATGTCGTGGAGCGCGACCCGGGCCTCCGCTGCGGTGCGGACCTCGCGCCACAACGCCGACAGGTCGCGCTCGGCATAGCCGACGAGCCCCTGCACTCCGTCGCGGAGATCAAGCCCCCGCATTGGCGGTGCCCTGCTGCGCTGCGGCGGCACGGAGCGCCTCGAGGACGCCCGACCCGGCGTTGCGGCGCTTGTCGGCCATGACGCGCTTGATCTGCTGCTCGTTGAGGCCGAGGAGTTCGAGCTCGACCTCGGAGGTCGCCTGGGCGATGAGCGGGACCACCTTGGAGCCGGCGTCGGCCACCTGGGCGCGAGACTGGAAGCGCGGGTCACGCCACTTCGCGTCGATCGACTTCCACTCGTCCGGGATCTCGTCGAAGGCGGTGTCATTGAGGATCGCCAGGCCGCGCACGAACGAGCGGCGCAGAGGCCGCGTGAAGTCGCGGGAAGCGCCCTCGCCCTCGGCGATCAGCTCGTACTGGCTCGCGTCGTAAGACTCGGCGCTCGTCGGGTTCGCCATGTCCGTGATCGCCACAGCCGTGTCCGGCAGCGACGCCTCGCGGGCGAACATCTTCGCCAGCGCGTTCAGGTCGGCGAGGTGCGGGTCGGGAGAGGCCGCTGCGATCTGCTGGATGGCCGCGCGCGGGTTGGTCGCGTCCTCGTCGTCCGGGATGCCCTTGATCCGTCCGAGCCGGATCTGCCATGCCGACTGCTGCGAGCCGTCCGCGTTCTTGAAGATCGACGGGTCCGCGCCCAGCATCCACAACTCGGGGTAGGAGTAGACGTCCATGTGGCCCTCGAGCCGGATCAGCGCACGAGTCGCGGCGTCCTGCAGGCCCATGATCGGCCGCGTGATGCGCGACTGGCCGAACGGGCGCTTCGGGCGCGGCTTGTAGGCCATGACCTCGGCCGGCATCCCGTAGACGTGCGGCTTGTCGTCGACCGACCACGCCGCCGACGAGGAGGCGCGCTCGGCGGTGATCGTGCGGTTCGGCAGGTAGAGCGCGAGCGACAGCACACGCCCCTCGGCGTCACTGTCGATGATCGACAACAGGCTGTTGAGCGAGCGCGTGCGACGGTTCCACTCGCCACTAGCCTCCGTCGCGTCCTTCACGTGGATCAGCGACTTCGGCTCGCTCTCACCGCCGACCGTGTTCACGAGGAACGCCGGCCCGTGGATGAGTGCCTGCACGATCGCGGAGTCGACCTCGGACTCCATCAGGTTGTCGTCGAAGAGGTCGCTGCCGCCGATGCTGTCCAGGTCGCCGTCCGGCCACACGAAGGCGTCGAGGTTGCAGCGACGAGCCAGCGCATCAACCGCCTTGCCCGACCAGCCGAGCACGATTCCGAGCTTGAAGTACTGCGGCGGGATCAGCGTGCCGACCTTGTGGATGGCCCGCTTGTTCTCGTAGTAGGTGGACCGCACGATGTTGCGGACCCGGCGCGCGTGGATCTCGGCCAGCAGGCCGTTGATGAGCGCGTTCGTGTCGGCATCGACGCCGGGGAGGCGCACCTTCTGGGCGGCGGGAATCGCAGTCACACCGTCACCGCCCTTCGTCCGCTCGAGGATCGACCGCTTCCGGTCGGCTTCTTGGTCATGGATGCGCCCAGCCGCGCCAATGTGACGGCGACGAGCGGGGCGATGTTCACGGACGGGTCGGAGCGGTCGTAACCCCAGCCGCCAGCCGAGCCGATCGCACGCTTCCGAGCGCCCTCGCGAGCGTCGTTCACGGACTGCTGATCGGCGTGCGTCAGGCGACCAGCCTCGACGTCGGCCTTCACCTGGCTGCACGCCTTCGACATGTCTGCCGCCGAACCGGTGTAGACCTTCACCCCGCGCGCCTTGAGCGCCGGGATCATCGCGTTGGCCGGCGACTGACCGTCGATGAAGACCGGCATCCGCTTGCCGGCGCGCTCAGCCACCCACTCGACCGCGGCGACGTCATCGACGCCTGCCCAGACCTCCTCGACGTGTGCCGACTCCCCCTCGAGCCAGCAAGCACCGATCGAGATCTCGCGGGCGTGCGAGGCGTCGACAGCCATCGCGGACGGCTTCGCATCCAGCGCCGGGCCGACGTCCGTGCCCTGGCCCCAGAGGACGCCGTTGATGGGGGAGAACTGCTTGGTGATCTCCGGCCAGATCCCGGCACCCTCGAGGGCGAAGGACGCGTCGCCGAGCTTCTTCCGCATCCGCAGGATCGACTCGCGCGGCGTGTCCTCCGGGAAGGACGGGTTGGCCTTCGCGATCTGCTTCCAGTCGCGCTCAGTCAGAGGCGCCGGGAGCGGCGTCGGAACGTAGTCGTCATCCGCCCCGAACTCGACCCAGGCCGTGTCCTCGTCGCCCTGCTTCGCGCTCTCACGCATCAGCGAGAACACCTCGGCCTTGCCCGAGTCGATGTCCTTCTTTTGCGGCGGCGTGCCCATGAAGAACATCAGCGCGCCCTCAGGCTGACGACACTGGTTGGTCGCCGGGATCATGTCGTCGAGCGCAGACTGGTCGAGGATCTGCGCCTCGTCGTAGACCACGACGTCGACCTCGTCGAAACCGCGGCCGAAGCCGGCGGCCCGAGCTCCGAACATGATCCGGGAACCATTGACGAACTCGATTGCCTCTTCGCCAGAGCCGAGCGTCACCTTCGAGACGAAGGGCTTGATCGACTTGCGTCGAGCGAAACCCTGCATCTTCTTGAAGGTCTCTTCCGCGGTCCGCGTTCGGTGCGCCGACCAGATGACCGTCAGGCCCGGCCGTAGCAGCGCGAGGGCGAAGACCAAGGCGCCGACCAGGAACGTCTTGCCGACCTGGCGAGGGATCGACAGCCCGATGCCGCCGATCGTCGTCGTGTATCGGCCCTCGGCATTGAGAGACAGGATGATCCGAGCGATCGGGACCTGCCACCAACGGAGCCGGATCCCCAGGTCCGCGAGCTTCGCCTGCACCGGTGGCCAGGCGGTAGCGACGGCACCAGGCGGCACGTGGACGAACTTCGCGACCTCAGATAGCCGAGGGGTCGAAGGGCTCGGTTGCGTCGGCGGATGCTTCGGCACGCTCGGCCTCCTCCTGAGTGGCGACCTGCTCGCGTGCCTCCTCCTCAGCGATCAGCCGGTGAAGCTTGTTCAGCTCGTTGTTGAACTGCGGGCGCGTGTTCTCCTGCGCGGTCACCAGCGCCTCGGCGATCAGGCGGCGCTGAGCACGCAGCATCTCGAGCACATTGCCCGACTCCACGGCCTCGAGAAGGTCCATGTGGTCGCTCATGGGCACCTCCTTGGAGGGGGGAGGGGGTGTCAGGGATAGAGGGCTCCGT